CAGCTCGCACAGCTGAACCCGAAGGTCACCACGAAGAACACTACTTGGTTCCTTCTGCCTGCTGCTGGTTCTGCTAACCCGGCTATCCAGCGTGCAACCCTGGTCGGCCATGAAACCCCTGACCTGCGCATTAGCAACAACACCGGTATCTCCGTGACCGGTAGCACCATTGATGCGCGTGAAGGCGGGTTCTCAGATGATACGATTGCTTACCGTGGTCGCCACGTCACCGGTGCAGCTGCCGTGTTCGCTCATGCTGCATACGCATCTGACGGCACCAAGTAAGCTATACTAGAGGAGTGAAGCTCTATGTCTCTGACAGCAGAAGATATTTACACGATCCGCCTATTGGTAAACGATTTACCGAGCGATGATAAACAGGTGCACGATCACGAAACTATCTTCTCTGACAGGGACATAGAGCTTCTCGCGTCTCTAGAGCCTGTTGGGGTGGCGGCGGTTACTGTGCGTCGTGTGGCTGCCAGGTTGCTGCGGCGTATGGCAACAGATGAAAACCTGCTGTCTAAGAAGATTACGACACAGGACTTGTCTGTGGACGGTGTCGCCGTTGCGGCTGAGTTGCGGGCGCAGGCTGACGCACTAGATGCCGAGGCTGCCCGTATCCACGATGAGGGTGACCCTATGCTGGGTGCCTGGTTTGAGCCGATGGGAGAGTGCCGTTATGGCTCGCTATACTTCTAGGCAGCGTGTCGTGCCGCGTGACTGGTCGCTACGTCTTGCGCCTGTTGTTGAGCAGGGCATGACGGCTATGGTTGATGTACTCGCGCCCGCTGCTGTGAACCCTAAAGCACCGCTTGCTGGTGTGGTTGAGAAGCGTGTCTTTACGGATGTGACTTGTCGTATCCAGGAGCTGAATAGGTATGCGGATAATGTGACTGGCTCGGTTCAGGATGCGGCTACACGTGACTACCTTGTTCAGATGCCGTTGCGGATGTGGGAGCTTCACGCTGGTCTACGTAATCATGTGTTGGTTGTGACTGCGTCGAATATTCCGGGTATGCATGGTAAGCGTTTCACTGTGAAACAGGTAATGTCAGGCTCCCTGCTCGGGTCTATAGACCTTATCTGCGGTGAGATGCAGAACCAGAAAGCAGGCGCGAAATGATGCAGCAGGACTGGGAAGAAATGAAAAGGCTGGCTGTCACCTTCCAGGTAGCGGCTAAGCATGATTTCTCTCCGCAGGTGCTTGCTGCGGGTAAGCTACTGCGGGACGAGGCGAAGCGCCGCGCACCCGTCCGCACTGGCTTTCTCCGCTCAAAAATCAGCGCCGCCAAGGCGGGGAAAAACGCTGCGGACGTTATATCAGCTGCACCCTATGCTGCGTATGTTGAGTACGGTACATCAAAGATGGCTCCGCGCTCGCACATGCGCCCAGCTCTTGAAGCGACTATTGATGATATGGCTGCTGCAATCATTGAGGGGGTGGAACTGTGACTGTCACGATTGAGCTTGCTGAGGCTATCGAGCACGCGCTGTCTGGTATCGAGAACGTTTCCGTGTTCCAGGGCTTCGTACCCGAGTCTGTGCCCGAGTATGTGCCGAACCATATCAAGCCGTACGTGGCTATTTTCATGGGCGTAGGCGCAGGGTATGAGGATATGGTCGGGCTGTGCGGTACACCTGATAATGATTCTTTGACAGTGGATTTCACTGTAACCTGTGTCGCCCAGACCACGCACGAGCTTTACGCCCTGACTGATGCTGTGCGTGACCGGCTCGCCACCAAGAAAATTATGGGCGACAGCTACGCTAATCTTGACTGGGCGCAAGCACAAGGGCAGGTAATGCTAACCGACTCAGAGGTGACACCCGCCCGGCTATACACCCCATTGACCTACACTATTACCATACCGAGGGGGTAATGATGGATAATTTTATGTGGCTTGTACATCCTGAGACGCGCCGTCTCGCGTATGTGCCAGCCAGTTACATTGAGCTATTTGGTTTTGAGGTACCGCCGTCGCAACGCGATCAGGAGCCAGCAGAGCCAGTAGAATACACTACAACCGAGTTTACCGAGTCTGAGGAGGACTAAAAATGGCTGATTCTTCGCCGGGACGCACCTACGCGGGTGCTAAATTAAAACTGATGCTTATCCCTATGGGTGGTGTCGTATCCATGGACAAGCCTAAGGTCGCTGAGCTGAACGCGGCTACCGCTCTGGATATTTCGTGTGCTGCTATCAAGTCTCAGACTAAGATCGGGTCTACCGACTCTGAGACCATCGACGGCATGGCCGCTGTATGTGAAGACACTAACGCTAAGGCGTGGGGTCAGTCAAACGCTGAGGTTGAGCTTGCTATCTTCCGCTACTTCCAGGAAGGCGCTAACGGCGGCAAGTTTGACCCTGTGCGTGACAAGATTTTCCAGATGCTCAAGAACAAGGGCACCGAGGCGTATGTTGTCACCCGCCACACGAACAAGCCTTACTATGAGCCTTTCGCAGAGGGTGACGAAATCAGCATCTACGCTTGCTCTTTCGACCAGCCGCACCCCGTGAACGAGGCAGCGGATCGTACCTCTGGTTACATTCGCACCATTCACAAGTGCCAGGTGACTGGTTTCCGTGAGTTCATTTCTGTGGTAGCATAGTAATGTGTCTTGAGTGAGTGAGTGATACAATATTGGGTGTCTCCCCTATGGTGGTTGGGGGAGGCGCCCAATATTTTTTTACCTACAACACCACCTGATAGGGAGAAAAACATTATGAGTAAGAACACCAACGAAGCAAACGGTTTCAATCTTTCTGAGTGGCTGTCTGGTGCAGACAAGTACAAGCTACACCGCGAAACCCTCCTGCTGCTGAACCCTGATGAAGTGGCAGACCTGGCAGAGGTAGAAGAGCAAATCGAGAAGCTGGAATCCCTACGCAAGGACGGTGAGAGCGACGACATGGAGACTGTCGCCTCTAACTCCCTGGATCATGAGCTTGCAGGTCTCTACGAGCAAGTAGAAGAAATTACTGCCGGTGCGAAGACTGCGACTTTCCGCACCCGTGTACTCAATGATGCTGAGCTGAAGGAAATCAATGCGGACTGGAAGAAAGACACTGGCAAAGACGAGGTAGATACCGAAGACCTAACCTGGTGGGCGCGCGTATTCCAGCTCACAGCAACCCTTGAGGGTCAGTCACTCGCGGCTTCACAGTGGCTAAAGCTTGCAGACACCTTGGGCGGGCAATTCGTCAAATGCCTCTCGACTTATGGCGAAGCACGTGCAGCAGAGGCAACCCTAGAGGTGTCGCCCCGATTTCGTCGCCGATAGCCTAATCGAAGAAGGCAATGCGGGCGCTGTACTCGTCATGAGGGCAGCCGCCCGCTGGGGCAAACCCCCATCAGCAATGCTATTGGGTGACAGTACACGCGACTGGACAGACCGCGACATGACAGCCGCACTAGGATGGGAAATATACCAGGCTGAGCTATGCCCAGAGTGCGGTAACCCGCGCAAGAAATGCCGCGAAGGACACACGCAGTTCGAGGTCGAAACGTACACATGTAAGGCTAAAGAAGCAGTCGAACAAATCACCCAACGAGAAGACTATAAGCCCCGCCCCGGTGACATCCTTGTTCCAGAGCCTTACGACGCGACAGAAGACCCCGCATATTTGGACTTGTTAGAATGGCAACAGCAACTAGCAGAAGAAGAAGGACAGGAGCTTTAGCATGGCACGAACCGGCGGATCACGCTCACGCGGAGGAAGCTCAAACACAGCACAAACCGTAACCATCCAGCTACGAGCAGACACCAAAAACTTCGTAGCCGGTGTGACCGCCGCCGCCAACAGTGCACGCAACGCAGCACAACAAGCCGCACGCGAAACAGCCAAAGCAACAGCCAACGCCGCCAAAGCCGCACAAGCCGAAGCAACCAAAGGCTCCGCCCAATCAGCCGCCGCTGCAGCACGCGAAGCAGGACGAGCCGCAGCCGCCGCAGCATCAACCGCAGCACGCGAACGCGTAGGCGTAATAAGCGGCATGACCCGAGCCGAAAAAGCCGCATACCGAGAAGCCGCACAAGCCGCGAAAGCAAGTGCCGGCAGTATTACCGGTGTAATGCAGAACGCATCACGTACCGCTAGTGTTGGGTGGCGTGACTATGCATCGGCGGTTAAGTCTTCTGTGTCTTCGGCTGCGTCTGCTGCTGGGTCTGCGTTTAAGAACAGCAACTTTGGTAGTGCTGTGATGTACAACTCTTTCACGACTGGTATTAGGACTGCATTCTCGCAGGCTAAGGACTCTGTTACTGGCGCGTTTGGGGCTATGACTGATCGTGGGCGGGCTATGGTTTCTAGTGTTGGCGGGTATTTCCGTGACCTTGGGAATGAGGCGCGCACACTCGCGAAGAATATTCTGTCGAACCGTGACGCTTTGGATCATGTCGCAACGGGCGCGGGTATCGGTGGTGCGGCTCTTACGGCTGGTTTCGCATATGCAGTGAAGCAGTACGCTGACTTTGATAAGGCTATGTCGGCTGTTCAGGCGGCTACGCATGAGACTGCTGGGAATATGGAGAAGCTGCGCACGGCTGCTATGAAGGCTGGCGCGGATACTAAGTATTCGGGGTCTGAGGCTGCTAACGGTATCGAGGAGCTGGCTAAAGCAGGTGTCGAGACTAAGGACATTCTCTCTGGTGGTCTTGATGGTGCTTTGGCGCTCGCTGCTGCTGGCAATATTGAGGTTGGTGAGGCTGCTGAACTTGCGGCTACCGCTATGACCCAGTTCGGGTTGAAAGGGTCGGATATTGGGCATGTGGCTGATCTTCTTGCGGCTGGTGCTGGTAAGGCTCAGGGTAGTGTTGGTGACCTGGGTTACGCTTTGAAGCAGTCGGGTCTTGTGGCTGCGCAAACTGGTCTCTCTATTGAGGAAACTACGGGTACTCTTGCTGCGTTCGCGTCTGCTGGCTTGGTCGGCTCGGATGCTGGTACTTCGTTTAAAGTCATGCTGCAGAAACTCCAGAATCCCTCAAAGGAAGCTGCTGGTCTCATGGCTGAGTACGGCATCTCGCTTTATGATGCTGAAGGTAAATTCAAGGGCATCACTGCTGTTGCTGGCGATTTGAAGCGTGGGCTACAGAATCTCACCCCTGCTCAGCGTGATGCTGCTCTCGCAACTATTTTCGGGTCTGATGCTGTGCGTGCCGCTAACGTTCTATACACCCAAGGGCAAGAAGGAATACAAGGCTGGATTGATAAAACCAACGATGCGGGCTACGCGGCTTCTACGGCTGCGATCCAGCAGAACAACCTTGCCGGCGATATTGAGAAACTGGGAGGCGCGATTGACACTATCATCCTTAGCTCGTCTGGCGGGCTGTCTGATTTCTTTCGTGGACTCGTGCAGATGGCTACTGGTCTACTCGATTTCATGGGTAAGCTACCGCCGTCCTTCCTCGCAGTGAATCTCACTGTGGTCGGTCTCACCGGTGTTGCGTTGCTTGGTGTCGCAGCCGCAGCTAAATTCATCACCGCATACCAGACCATGAAAGCTACGCTTGCTTCATTCTCTGTGTCCGCCCGCACCGCATCAGCTTCAACGCGAGAGCTTGCCGCATCAACTGAAGGTGCCGCCGCCGCAGCATCCGGGTCAAAGCTCGGTAAGCTCGGCGCAACCCTGGGCAAGATAGCTGGTACTGCTGCGCTCGCCGCTGAGGGTATCGTGCTCTTCGTTAGCGCCGCGAACACAGAGTACAAGGCACCATCACTTGACAGTATGAATAGTGCTTTGAAGAATACTGGCGGCAACCTAGACCAGGTAAACCAGAAATTTAAAGACATGGGCGGCAAAGCCACATGGGCTTTCCTTGGTTTGGAAGACCAGGTACCTAAGGTGAACGGGCTGGGTGAGGCGCTTGTGCGTTTGAAGGCTGACGCTGGTGACGCAATGGAAGGCTTCTCTCAATGGGTCTCACACACAGCTGGAGCTAAGGTGGGTGCTGACGCGCTCAAGGAAGCTGTGTCTAACCTTGACGAGTCATTGGGGAGCCTATACGCAGAGAACCGTGGAGAAGCCGAAAAGTTCTTCCAGTCGATTGTTCGTGAAACCGATGCTGCATCCGAAGCACAGGGGCGCGCGAAGTACACTGCACAGGAGTATATGCAGGCGTTCCCGAAGCTGAAAGAAGCCGTCGAGAACTACGCATCATCCCTGAACGTGTCTCTGACTGATGAAGAGAAGTACCAGGTCATGCTTGGCGAGTATCCACCCAAGCTTGCCGAGGCTGCCCGCGCGCAGGATGAGTTGAAGCACTCTCTTGAGGTGCAGAAAAACTCACTCGACGAGGGTGCAGCCGCCATGAAGGGGCTTTCTGGTGAGGCTCAGGAAATGGCTAAATTTGTCGAGGGTGCTGGCTCTGCGGTTGAAGACCTTGACAAGGGTTTGAAGATGCTCGGTGGCGGTTTCGCTGACTCGACTAAGAGCATGGCTGACTACTACAAGTCCATGGACGACCTGAAAGACGCTATCAACAAGAATAGTGCTGCATGGGATGGGCAGACCCGTACCTTCGATCAGACCACGAAAGCGGGGCAGAAGCTCAACGCGGCTTTTGTTGACATGGCGCAGCAGGGTATCCAGGCTTCTTCTGCTGTGGCTCGTCAGGGTGGCGACTATGAGGATGTGAAGGCGCATATCCACGGTGTGATTGATACGTTGCGTCAGTCGGCATATCAGATGGGATTTACCTCTGAACAGGCTGACGATCTTGTGCGCTCGATCTACTCTATCCCGGATAGGGTGGATATTAATACTTGGGCGGATACTACGGCTGCGCGTGTGATGACTTCGTTGAATAATGATATTGAGCGTATGCCGCGTGAAGTGACTATAGGCACGCAGGTGTTTGGTGTGGATGCGGCTACTGGTAAGCTCAAGTATTTGCATGAGGTAGGTCAAGAGACTAACGGCGATGTGAATATCAATGCTAACGCTAATACTGGTGAGGCTAGTGGTGCTCTATGGGACTTGTGGAATAGGGCAATGAGTATCCCCGGGCAAGTTAATACAAATGCTAACGCTAATACTGGGCAGGCGTTCGGGCAGCTTGGTGCTTTGGCGAATAAGGCTAATAGCGTGCCTGGCAGGGTTGATACGACTGCGAACGCCCGGACGGGTGTCGCTAACAGTAATATCAATAACTATAAAGCCAACTTGGATAGTATCCCGCGTCAGAAAACTACTACTGTCACTCAGATTTTTGAACGTAAGATGGTTGATTCTGTGAAGAAGACTCTCGGGCGGCGTGGTGGTTGGCGTGCGCATGGTGGTATGGTGCCTGGTTTTGCGTCTGGCGGTGTTATCCCTGGGCGTGAGCCGCTATCTAGGTGGACTGATAATGTTCCTGCGGTTACTGATGCTGGTGTGCCGCTAATGGTTCGTTCTGGCGAGTTTATTGTGAATGCTGATGCTACCCGTAAGCACCGTGGACTGTTGGAGCGCATCAACTCTGGTGATTTTGTGCGCGGCTTCTCTGCTGGCGGGCATGTCTCGGGTCGCCGCGAATTTATTGCACCGACACAGGCGCCTGACCTGTATAATCAGATAGTTGAGGCGCTGACTAATTGGCGACCTATGGTGAACATCGATGGGCGCACCTTCTATGGCACGATGCGTTCAACAACTTTGCAGGCTAGGAGGTAACCCAAGTGTCTTATCCTATGATGATTGGGCAGCAAGCCTCTTTCATGCCGGTGCGAGGAGGTTCTACCGAGCAGGTGAACTATTCGTTTGCTAACCGCCAGGTACAGCAGTCTGCCACTGGTGCGCGCAGGTTCTCTTTCTATGGTCGCCCCCAAGCGTTGAAGGACTTTTCAGCTACATTTCGTGTTGCTGGTCGTGAGCGTGAAAAGATTGAGATGATGCTCATGAATGCCGCATATGATGTGAATAGCCTGAGCACGTATTACCCGATGACTATCTTCCCTGCTGGTGCACAGGTGGAGAACCTGCTTACCGAGCGGGATTCTATAATGCTGCCAGCGTCCGTGAATGGTGGTGCTGTGCGTGCTGGTGGCGATTTTGAAGAGAATGACGAGACTGTTTTTTACCGTGACTTGTACACGATAAAGTCGCAGGTTCGGATTGTTGAGCAACAGCCTATGCCGTTTGGTAGGCAGGAATATAATTTTAGTGCTGTGCTGTCTCCTGGGTCTTCTATTCAGATTCATTGGCTGATGTCTGGTAATAAGAATGCGACATATACTCTTGAGCGTTCTGGTGCTGATGGTATTTTTCCTACTCGTAAGTCGATTTGGTTTGTGCCTGAGAATAACCCTATCCATATTTCCGTAACCGCAATAAAAGGTGACGTGGGTTACCCATGCCTGACTACTGGCAGAGACATGAAGCCGTGGACACCTGGCAGGTGCATACAGAACGTTGCACTGACCGAGCTGTCTTCACAGAAGCTTCGCGGCATGCAGGGATTGCCGCCGATCTATGAGTACCAGTGCAAATTTATTGAAGTAGGAGCAGGAAGAGGGAAGGTCGTATAGTGAGGTCTGATTTCCCACCACCACAGGTAATAAAAACAGAAGCTGAGATAGCTAAGCACGGCATCACCGTTATCAACGCCTCCGTACGTGTAGATGGTGTCGATAAAGGCATGCATGAGGTTACTATCCACCAGTCTGCATCAAAAGATGCAGCTGGCAGGCTTGCCACAAATGACGGCTTTTCCAATTCTGGCGCGACCATCACCTGGGATATACCGATGGGTGCTACACCTGATTTTGTGAGTCAGTCGGTTTCTGCTGATAAACCTAATTTTGCGGATAAATACAGCATCCCGTATTTGGGTGATAAGGTTGAGATATTCCTACATAAGTCGCCAGCGTCTAGTAACAAGCAGTACTACTCGAAGGTGTTTACGGGGCGCGTGTCTTCCAATAAGATTGACTCCACTACGGGCGGGCTTGTAACCGAGTGTGTGGACTATATTGACAACCTATCTAAGGTTGTTGAGGTGCTTCCGCTTGCCTATGTTATGCCGGGTCGCCGCCGCACAGATAATGGGCGCTTCTATCCTAACGCGTCGTTGTCTTATTTTATTTGGGATATTTTGGAGCAATGCGGGTACTCGCCCGCTGCGAAGTCTAAGCTACCTGTCGATGAGAATAGGCAGGTGCTTCTGTATGCGCCGTTGCAGGGGTCTTTCATGTGCAATTGGCGGCGCGGGCATGGGCAGCTTATCGGAGCATCCGGCGGATCTAAATGGGGTGACACTGGTAGCCCAACTTTCACCTTCTTTTTTGGGGAAGGCACATCATATCTAGCCCGTGGGCATGCCACGTATGAGACGGCTAATGGGCATAATAAGACGTATTCTAAGGGTCGCCCGCTAATTCTGCGTGGGAAGAATAGTCTTAGCCGGTCTGGTGACACGTGGATAAACATCTATTGCGAGAAGGGAAATGATAAAGACGCTGCACGTTTCGGCATTCTAGCTGATGGGTCTATCGCATTGGATACTGTCGAGAAGGGTATGAAGCTTGCCCCTGGTGCGCGCTTCGAGCTTAAGATCGAGGGCAATAAGTGGCGTGTAGACCAAGAGAACGGCGAGTACGCGCTTGGTAGCCTTCCTGATACGCGCTTGCGTGATGGTGGCACCATTTATGCTGTTGAGATTTACGCGGCACAGGGTGGGCATATCGCGGATGTGCTTCTTTTGAATGGTGATTTGCCTTTCCAAGAGCGCACTTTAGCTCGTGTATCTCCCCCTGAACATTCCTTGTCCTTAGGATTTACGCGGTCTGTGCGTGGGCGTGTGGCAAGGGAAGTACTCGAAGAGGTTGCGGAGTATTTTTCGTGCATGATGTGGCATGATGCTGATGGCACGCTAAATATTATGAATGTTCCGCGTCTCATAAAGAATAAGCCTACTATGCGTATTGATGCTGACGAGGTAATCAGCTGTGATGTGGTGCAGGACTCTACTAAGCTCGCGTCGGCTGTAAACATCTCGTACAATATCGCGGAGTGGTCGCGTATGGGGTCAAAAGGTAATGATGCTCCTGTGGTTTTTTGGCAGGGTTCAGGCGGTAGCTTGGAGCCGGGCGAGCGGCGTACTACGTGGTTTTCCCCTGCTGATACTGAGGAATGGTTTGAGACAGACACGGTTCTAAACTATGACTTCTTTTACCTTTTCACTATCAACTCACAACCAAGATGGGGTACAGACCCAGAATATGATAAAACCCTACGCAAGCTTTACCACGGCTCCGTTGGAGAATTTATCTGGGAATCCGGAATGACCGAAGGTCAATTTGAGCAATATATAGATGACATTACACCGTGGCAGTGGGTGCTTCACGAAAGGAACTTGCAGAGCAACACGTCTATCGTGGCTCGCCTCCCTACGATGCGTGAAGCACACGGGATGCTGGAAGATTTATCTGGTAAGCCTACGCCTATTATTCGTGGCGGGCTAAAGATTGATTTCAGCAAAAACCGGAACATTGCACGCTTCGAGCTGCCCGCAGCCGATAAAATGCCTGCTCTTGAGCTTGATATTAATTGCTGGGGTGACACTCAGAATAATGCGCATAAGATAGCGCAGGATATAGCTACTATGGCGAAGTCGCAGATTCAGATTCCTAGTCTTACCATTTTCTTCCGCCCGGATATTAAAATAGGTGAGACATATACAGTTGAGCTACCTAGTGGCGGCAATTTGAACGTCATTATTACTGGGGTTACTCACGCCCCAGCTGATAACCAAACACGGCTAACTTGTCGTGTCTACTAATGAATGGAGATAGTGCATGGGTTATGCGACTATTCGCGGCAGGTTCTTGAACCCTGCCGCACCTGTTGGTGGGAATGCCCGCCCGCTGCGAGGGAAGATTATTTTTCGTCCTACTAGCCTGGTGGTGTCCGGGTCTGCGACAGCTCTTCCTGTTGAAGTGACTGCTGAGTTAGATTCTAGCGGGTACCTGTCGTATGAGGGCGAGCGGGATATCCGCCTGCTTGCACCTGAGGGTGGGCAGGATGCCCCGGCTTGGTGGTCGTGGGAGGCACACGCGCGTCTCTATACTGATGGTGGTGTTATCCCGCGTGACCCTGTCGTGTTCACTGTGCAGGCGGGTGACGCTTTGGATATTGCGGAGATTTTCGCCGCACCGTACCGTCGCGGTAATGTGCGTAATGTTGAGACTGGTGGTGGCGGGTCGCCGCGTGACTACCGGGTGGTAGATAATGGTGACGGCACTGCTAGGATTGAGGAGGTCTAATTATGGCTATAAATGGTTTGAATCGGCTGGTGATTGCTGACGAGAATGGGGCGCTTACGGGTCTCCCGCTTGCGTCTGCCCGTGCGGCTGCTGAACAGGTGGCTACTGAGAAGGTGACCGAGGCGAAGACTGAGATTCGGTCTGTTGCTACGCAGGCAGCAGAACAAGTTGCAACTGAGAAGGTTGCGGCTGTTAAGTCTGAGGCCGTGCAGGCGGCTAAGGATAGTGTGCAGTCTGCTGTTGCTGAGGCTATCTCCCCGGTGGTGTCTACTACTATTCCGACTGCTGTTGAGTCTGGTGTGCGTGAGCATGCTGGGGCTGTGGCTGATGAGCGTATTCAGGCTACCGTGCCTGGGATGATTCAGTCTCAGGCGGCTACTGTTGTTGAGTCACAGTTGTCTGAGAAGCTGCCTACGGCTGTGCAGGCGGCTGCTGGTAGTGAGATTACCCGCCAGATTGACGAGCGTGTCACCCCTACGATTGAAGCTAAGGTATCTTCTGTAATTACAGAAAAATCAGCGTCTATCAAGGATGATGTGGTTAGCTCTGTTGGTGCTACGGTTGATGGCAAGATTGATTCTAAGATTGAGTCTGCTAAGCCTGGCATCGTGCAGGCGGCTACCGAGTCTGTTTCTGGCACGATTGACGCTAAAGTCAGTGAGAAAGTCGAGCAAGCAAGGACTAGTATCGTGAGTGAAGCTCTTGAATCAGTCGATAACACTATTGATGCTAAGGTCGCAGCGACTAAGACTGATATTCTTCGTGAGTCTGAGAGTAACGTTACGCCGGTCGTTTCTCGCGTTATTGCAGACATGAACATTGGCGAGCGTAATCACGGCTTCGGGCAACGCAATATTTCTATGGTTTCCTATTACTGGCCTGATTACTATAACCGAGACCAACCGGGTAAGGTGTCGCAGTGGGAAAAGACGCTGCTGTTTGGTGACACGCTAGGCATTGTAATTTTGAACAAGTCTAGCGGCAACTGGGGCACAGAGGTTGATAATGACTTTTTGACTCAGGGTAAGCTTGCTGAGGCGGCTGGCTGTAAGTATGTCGCTTTCTATTTTCAGACGCGGTATGGAGCGAATAGCGAGTTTGCTACGCCTGCATATTTTGAGCGTATCCGCAAGAACCTGAATGTTTCTGCTGAGGCTGTGCGTGAAGACACTGAAGAAGCCATTCTTGCCCAGGTGCGTAATGTAGTGCAGTGGTACAAGGTTCGAGGCGGTTTGCTTAAGTTCGCTATCTTCCTTGACGAGGTAGTGAACGGCTGGGATGAAGAACAGAAGGCTATCATGCCGTACTATAAGCGCCTTTACGGGAAAATCAAGGAAATTGCTGGCGCTGATACGCTCGTGATTATAAACCCTGGTTCTAATACGCGCCCTGAGATGATGGATGCGTGCGATATTGCGCTAACCTACGAGTCCAATGCGCAGAAGTACATTGATGCTAAGGTTACAGACATCCACCCGCGCCATTATGACGGTATGCAGCCGTGGCGGTTCTGGCATGTTGTGCATGGCATTACTAAGGATAATGTGGATGCCGTGTTTGCTAAGGCTGATAAGGCTGGCATTGGGCACGTGTACGCTACGGATCGTACTTTTGCGGTTGGTAATGGTAGCGAGGATGAACCAGACCAGAATCCGTACGATAAGGCACCGTCTGAGTGGGTTGCAGACCGGGCGAAGGCGTGGATCAACAATGTTCTGCCGTTCGAGCAGAGGGTTTCGCAGCTTGAGACCATCCAGGTTGTGAATAACCGTGCATATTCGCTTCCTGATGGTACTGATATTGCTGGGTTCTTCCTGCAGGGTGGTGCTGTTCACCCGGCGGGTGTTTTGTGGCAGACTCCGGGGAATGCTGCACCCTCTACTGGTCTGGTTATCCTGGTGCGTGCTGGCGAGCAGGTTTACGGGTATGTTCCTGGTGCTGCGGCTGTCGCGCCTGCACCTAATCCTGGTGATGTTGCACCCGTGCAGCCTCCTGCCCCTGCTGTTCCTGCTCCTGCTACACCTGATGGTGCACCTGACGCGCCTACTAACCTGCGTGTCACTACTAACGGCACCGAGCTTACGATCACCTGGGATACCGTTGATGGCGCTACAGGCTACCAGATCGCTATTGATGGTTCTTCGCCTACGGCAGCCCAGCCTGGGCACCGGTTCACCGCTAAATCTGGGCAGTCTGGTATTATCCAGGTTCGCACCGTGAAGGGGGACCAGCATTCTGCGTGGACTCAGCTCGGCTACCAGGTCGCTAACATCCCATCAGCAGAGAAACCGATCCAGTGGGTATTCACCTATGCGCATGGCGGGTGGAAGGACAACAACTCTAGCTCTGGCGTGCTGCGTGAGTACTTCTACGCACCAGGTCTGAAAACACCAGATGGTAAAGCTAAATCATTCGAGTACCCCGTGTCGCATAAGACTGGTGAACCTCTCGGACCGCCCAACAACATCAAGATACTTGGGCAGTACCTGGCTTCCCCAGGAAACATTTTTAAGAAGGATGGCGCGTACACGCTGGTTTCGTGGACTGGTGAAGGTCCGAAGGCTGAGAACTCTGACAGAGAGAACGCTGTGTGGGAGCGTTCAGCATTGACTATCGCTAAGCACGGTGTTTCTACTGCACCTAAGGCTGATGGCAGTGGTCGCGAGTATGTTCTTGCGTTTGGGTTTACGTATGATCCGCGCTGGATAAATAACCCGAACCAGGGTGTTGAAAAGCGTGACGTGAAGCCTGGGGATAAGGGGCTTGAGGTGAAGCGTTCGGGTGATTTGATTATCATGTCAGTTGTTCGTGCGGATGGTTCGCGTGAGCGTATCCACTGGTTCACTTATAATTCGATCAAGGCGGATGCTGGTATTGAGCTTTATGGTGGTACCTGGGGTGAGATTACTGGTGTCTACTTCGAGGGGGCATAAGAGTAATGAGTATGCTTCTGGCTTTATTGGCTAGTGGCAGCGGGGGGGGGGGACCTCCTTTGGGGCCCCCGCCCCCCCCCCCGCGGGGACCTCTGGCTCGCCCCGCCGGCTC